CGATGACGAGATGCTCACGGGCTTGATCCAACAAGGATTCCCTGACTTGTCGAACAAACGCGCTAAGAAGGCAATCCGAGATATGCGGAAAACCGGGATGGCTGAAATCCCACTCCCTCGTCAAACCGTTGATTGCCCGATTGTTTATTCGTGCGCCCCAGATGGAGAAGTCATCTTCCCTCCGTATGTTTCCGACCCTCAACGCGCTCCATACATCTTCTGGCGCACGTTCCTGACTGCTCAGGAGCTTGAGAAGAAAGTCACCAATGAGGGATGGGATCGGAAGTGGGTCGATCACGCTATCTCAAACCTTCGTGGGAAAGATTCCATGTATCTTGATGGTGAGAAGGTGAAGACTCAGACGCGCTTGCCTATCACTGACGACAACGACCTTGTTATGGTGGTCTATGGCTACCAGCGATTGATTGACGAAGAGGACGGCAGCGAAGGTATCTACTGCACCGTGTTCCACCCAACTACGGACGGCTACGCAAAGCATGAGCTTCTCAACGGATACGATGATTACCCGTTCGTTGTAACGCGACTGGCGAACGACCAAAGGCGGATGTATGAAGTGCAAACATTCTCCGACATTCTCCGTGGTCCGCAGATGCAGATTAAGACTGAACGTGACAGCCGGATCGACCGCGCTTCGTTGGCTACCTTGCCGCCGCTGATGCACCCTGCTGGCCGTCCTCCTTCCGATTGGGGTCCGGGCCGTCGCGTTCCTTATCGTCGTCTTGGCGAGATTGCTTGGGGGCCAGTTCCTCAAATGGACCAAGGTTCCATTGAATCAGAGATGTCTATGCGAGCGCAAGCAGACCGCGCTGTTGGTCTTGATCTCACGAACCCGCTCACGGCTGCTCGTCAACAATTCTACATTGGCAAGTTCCTCGATCATGTCCGTGATGTCTTGACGATGGCGTGGAAGCTGTATCAGCGCATGGGACCGGACGAGGTTTTCTTCCAAGTCACTGGCAATCCTAACCCCCAGACGATGACTAAGGGTAGTCCCGACGAGAACTTCAGCATTACGGTGTCATTTGACTCGTTGACCACTGATCCAGAGACTGCGGAGACGCAACTCAAGAACATGGTATCGCTTGTTCAACTTGATCGCAATGGCGTTCTAGATGTCAACAAGCTCCTTGAGTTCACCGCATCGAGCATCAACCCGATCTTTGCGGACTACGTTCTGCAACCAGTCGAGGAAGCTCAGCAGAAGGTCGCCAAGAACGTCACTGATGACCTCGCGAAGATCTTTGCTGGCATTGAGGTTCCGGCGCAACCAAACGGCGCACAGATTGCAATGCAGATGGTGCAGGCGTATGTTCAGCAACCGGACATCATGCAACGCGCACAGTCTGACGAAGCGTTTGGTGGTCGTCTCCAGAAGTATATGGATGCTTACCAGTTCCAAATGCAACAGATGCAAAATGCTGAAATTGGGCGCATTGGGACTGCGCCAGCTCAGATGGGCGGCGTGATTACCCAAGGAATGCAACAATAATGGAGAAGCGGTTCAAAAAAGTAGTCACCAATCCCGCCACTGGTCGCAAGAAGACCGTCAAGTATGGGCAGGCTGGTAAAGCCGCAGACGGTGGTGACAGGATTCGTCCCGGCACAGCCAAAGGCGATGCCTATTGCGCTAGATCCAATGCCATCAAAGGCGATTGGCGCAGCGACAAGAACTCTCCAAATAACCTGTCACGCCGCAAATGGAAGTGCAGCGGAAGCAAATCAATGAAATAAATCTATGAAAAGCAAATCAAATGGCTGCGGCCACAAGGAGGAAAAAGAATACGGCAAAGGCAAAAAAGGAAAGGGCTACGTCGAGATTGAAATCAAGATGGGCCGCATGCCTAAGAAAAAAGCTAAACGCAAGTAGTCTATGAAAAAGCCAAAAACAAAAGCCGCTAAACAGGCCAAAGTGGCGAAAGTCATGGGTGAATATAAGGCTGGGACTCTTCATGCAGGAGTGAATCCCAAAGGACCAAAGAAAGCCCCATTGGCGAAAAATCGGAAACAAGCGGTCGCAATCGCAATGTCCGAAGCTGGAATCAAAAAGCGTAAGTAATAATATGACCCCACTACCTAAGCCAACCATCCAACAAGCCGTTGAATCCCTCTCTGATCGTGACGAGTTCAAGGCTATCGTGCAATTTGTCCGAGACGAGCGTGAGCGTTTCTTTGCTGACCTTCGCCAATGCGTTGAGCCTAACGAAGTTATGAAGATCGTCGGAAGCGTTTCCACACTGGACGAGTTGTTGTCCTTGCTAGAAGTTGAAAATAGTTGACATTGTTTTCAACTTTGTGTTCTAGTTGCTGTGCGCTGGTGAATGTCTGACCACTGTAGTTAGCGTGTGTTTTGTGGTTTGTGTCATACTAGAGGTCGTAGGGTTTTCGTTTTCCCTGCGGCCTCTTTTTTATGCACATCAAGTCTACGAGCCGTAACGCAGATAACCTTGTCAAGATGTTTGATTTCATGGACAAGTTCGTGCTTAGTTATTCGGCTAAGCTGCTTCTATCCTGTCTTAGCTGGTCGCAAATCGTTCATGGTTTAACCTTTACTGTAATTCATTTGCGAAATCTTTAATGCGACGTTCGATATTGTCTGCAATCGTGCGTAAATTTGCTACTAGCAATGCCGAGAAATCAACAAGGTCGTCATAATCGTTATCGCTATTTTCCAACCCGTAAACAAGTTGGTTGGTAAGATCATTGAACGACAAAACCCACCCTTCTTCTATATTTCTAGCCGAGATGTATAATGCGTCATCCTCGTCGCTGTAAGCAACGTAAAGCGGACCAAGGTCTTCCGAGGTAAGTGAAAAACCAGTTTGTTCAAATTGGCTCATAGCGCGATTCATGGCTTCAATGGCCAAATCAATTTTTTCGTGACGGCTCAGGACTTTCTTTTTTGTTTTTGCTTTCATTGCTGTGTGTTGGTGTGCGGGGACAAGATGCACTCCAAGCAAGATGTTTCAAGTAAAAACTTTGATATTTTGACGTTATTTCCATACCTTACTAAACTGCTTGACATACTAATGATTTAATGCTTGATTCTTCACGAACACGCACCGCCGAGCGTAAATGGCGTTCTAAACAAACATTATGAGTAATCCAGAAGCTACCGCCGAAGCTATTGAATCGGTGTCTAATTTGTCATTCGAGGAGCTTGTAGCTCAACGTGTGGCCCGCCAAACCTCTCCAGAGGAAGAACCCGAAGAAGAGTCTGAGGAATCTCCCGAAGCTGACGAAGAGCCTGCCAGTCTAGAAGACGAGGAATCGCCAGAATCGGAAGAAGAACCCGAAGAGGAATCCGAGGAGGAAGCCGAAGAAGAGTCCGAAATTGACCTGCTGTCTCTTACGACTGAGCAGATTCAATCTTTAGCCAAAAAGGGTAAGTCTCGCCTCCTCCAACGAATTGGGGAATTGACGGCGCAGAAAAAAGCCCTTGAGGAAAAGATTCAATCGCAGCCTCAGTCGCAAGCCAAAGTTGTTCCTCAAGACGAGAATCCTTTCCGAGAAGTTGCTTCGTTTGAAGCACTCAAAGGAAAGTATGACGAGCTTGAACGGACGCTTGAGACTACTGATGAAATCCTAGAGGAACATGAAGATTATGGTCCTGACGATATCATCGTAGTTGGCGACAAAGAGTTCAGCAAAAAGCAAATTCGGAAAGCAAACCGGAATGCCCGAGAAGCACTGACTAAATACATCCCCGCCCAGCAACAGCATCTTATCAAGATTGCTCAGTATGAGGAGATGTCCAAGCAGTATTCAGAGGCAGCTAAGAGTGAAGTTCCCGAGATCCAAGACGAAGAGTCCGAGATTGGGAAAAGCTACAAGGCACTGGTGTCGGACCCGTTGATCGACCGCATTAAAGCGCAAGTTCCAGAAATCGGATTCCAAATTGAATATATCTTGGCTCACGCCTCTCGTTCCATTTACGGAAACAAGAAGATCAAGACGCAATCAGCAATGGGAAGTAAGTTGAAGGTAAATCCATCTTCAACCCCATACGGTGCTGGTGCAGCGAAGTCTTCTTCCCCCGCAAAGGCTAAGGTAGGAGATGCGTATAACCGCTTTGAAAGAAGTGGTAGCCCGGAAGAATGGATTGCTGCCAGAATCGCTAAATTCAAATAACTTCTAAATATCAAATATCATGCCAATTAGTGCTACTTATCAACCAAATGCGCCCCAAGCCAAAACTGGCAAGGGTTCCGCAATCTCCAACCGTGAGGATCTCAGCAACGAACTTGCTATCCTTGCTCCAGAAGAAACCCCAATCCTGTCGCTTTGCTCCAAAGGCAAGGCAGCTTCGACGTTCACCGAGTGGACCGTTGATTCCCTCGCATCCCCAGTTACGACTGGTATTTCCGAAGGTTCCGACGTTACCTCGTTCAGCGACAAGTTTGCTGACCGCGCTCGTCTGGGTAACTACATCCAACTCATGCGCCGCGATTACCTTGTGTCGAACCTGCAACAAGCTGTTACCAGCGTTGGTCCTGCCAACGTCGCTCAAGCCGAAGCAAAGTCGATGCGTGAAATCAAGCGTGACATCGAGGCTACCATTGCTTCCGACAACGAAATGACTGTCGAAAACGGTGCTGGCACTCCTTACGGTATGCGCGGCCTTGGCAAGTGGATTCAGTCCACCGCCCAAGCCACCAACGCTGTTCCGCCTGACTATCGCACCCCTTCCGGTTCGATCCTTGCTACCACTGTTACCGAATCGACCTTCAACACCATGTTGGGTTCGATCTTCAGCAAGAATGGCGAAATGAACAGCCTGACGCTCGTTGCCAACACGGCTCTTCGCCAAGTTATCAGCGGCTTCACCCGCGCTCAACCTGCGAGTGCTGGCGTTACCTACCATGTCAATCAAGACGCGACCAGCAAGGCGATCACGCTTTCGGTCAACCTCTATGATTCCGACTTTGGTATCGTGAAGATCATCAACGGCAACCCAAGCTGTATGCCAACCGCATCGACCAACGTCGGTTACGTCCTCAACCCTAAGTATCTTGGCTTCAACACCCTGATCCCAATGGGCGGCACTCGTCTTGAGAACCAAGGTGGTGGCGAGCGTGGCTACGTTGACGTTGCTGGCACTCTCTGCGTCAAGCATCCGCAAGCACACGGCAAGATTGCTTACTAATCCTACTAAATAAGAAAGAAACAATAATATGCCTCAACTATCTAATCAAGAATCGCGTGGGTTTACTCACTATTTCCGTATGAGCGCAACAGACCTTGTTGCCGCTGGAACGTCAGCCAAAGTTATTGGCGTTGTTCCTCGCGGTGGCGTTGTCACCAATGCATCGGTAACTGTCCTTACGGCTATTGCGGGTGCAGCTGACATTACGCTTACGCTCGGTGTCACTGGAACTGCTGCTGGACTTATCGCATCGACTGACCTAGACGCTCTCGTGGCGACTGCTTACAACACCGGAAGCCTAGTCGATACTGAACCGGGTTATGTTAACAATACTACGGCAGCAGTTAATGTTATTGCTACTCTTGGTGGAACGGTTGCAAGCATCACGGCTGGCGAGATCATTTTTGGTCTTACCATCCTTGATCCTTACGCGCTCGCCACCAATGCCTAAATCCTAATCGGGAGGGGGTGGCTTAAAACGTCGCCCCTTCCCTTTTCTTTCCGATGATTTGCGAAGACGCTATTACCGACGCTCTGGTCAAAGAGTTATGCTCTGGGCGCAAGTTCAAAGAAGCACTCCAGAACAAGCGTGAGATCGAAGCGGCTGCTGAAGCAAGGGCTATGAGGGAAGCCAAGTCCACGTTGGGTAAACCAATCGGGGCCATTCCTCAGTATGAGTATCTCAACATTGCAAACAAATACGGTTCCGAATGCTGGGACGACCGTTCATTTGTCCGTGATTTTTTCAAGTCCCAGTCACACCTGAGAGCAGGAAACATTTAATATGCAAACCAAGACATACGCTGAATTGTTTGCGCTTATCCAAGCACTTTGCGGAGTAGTGTTTGCGTCTATTGAAACTCCCCGAATCAAGGCTTTGATTAACCGCCGTGCATTGAGGGCTTACCGTTCCAGCAACTACTGGACTAGGTTTCTTAAGATTGGCGAAGAGCGTGTTGTTACTAGTTCTGTAATTCCGTATTCGGAGTCTGGGCTTTCCTCGATTGACACGTTCTTGCGTGTTTACAAACAAGCTCCGTATATTTCAACCTCGGTTCAAGAGTATGACATCATGGTTACGTCCAGC